GATCCGTAAGGTTGATGGTTACTGGAACTATGATAAATCCGAGTTTGAATCTATTTCACCTCTTCTGGATGATGATGACGCGATGGAAGCAATTTGGAAGAAAGAATATTCTCTCTCTGAAGTTGTTTCTCCAAGTCAATTCAAAACTTACGAGCAACTTGAAACTCGTCTGAAAATGGTTCTTGGGCAAAAAACTTCTTCACGCCAAACATTTGACGAAGAAGTTTCTAATGAAGATAATGATCGTGGATCTTATACTCCCGATTTTTCTTCTCGTCGCTCTGAACCAGAACTTCCTCAAGTAAGTTCATCCTTTGATGAAGATGATGATGCTCTGAGTTATTTCCAACGTCTCGCTGAATAAAACAATGGGGGGTTTAAACCCCCCCTTTTTTTATCTCGAAATTCTAATGTCCCTTACTCTTTTTAACCTTTCGTTAACGTATTGCTCACTACCTTGTTTGTAAGGCATTAATTTTTCAATATCTTCTAGAATTAGAGGTAGGTATCTAGGTCTTAATATGTTTATCGATCTTAATTTTGATTGATATTCCTCTTCAATATCAAAATTTGAAACTGAAACTATTGGGTCGGGTATTTGTTGTAAGTAATCGTAGTATTCGAAGGTAAAGTTTGGTGATACAGTTATTCCACCAGGTAAAACAATTTCATCATTTAAGTTTCTAACTTCCCTTGTTTCATAGTGATGTACACTATAAACATTATCATATGTACCGTATTTGTTAAGTAGATACTTATCGTATGAATCTTGTGTTAAAGGCCATTCTGATCTAACATCTAGAATATTGTTTGTGATAAGAATTATCCAATCTAGACTTGCATCATCATAAACATCAAATGCTACATTATCTGGTCTATTATCACCAATGATTTTATATTTTGCAAATGCCGTTACATTATCTGCTAATATTTCTCTAATTTTTATTCTTTTAAATAAATTTTTTGCTTGAATATATGATCCGAACGTATTTGACGTTCTATCAAGATATTCTATGTCTGGTAAGTATGAAAAATAAGAAGACATTTTAGAAACCCATTCCGTCCGATGTACTATCTACTCCATCATAATCATTAGCTAGAACTGGATCTAGTTCGCAGAAGGTCATATTTAATTCGTATGCAGTCATACCTCCATCTTGTTTATAAGTCATAAATTGACCATCTGGAGTATAATTTACTGAAAAATCTTTCAATGCACAAACTTTAATTTTGTTTAAATATGGGTGAAGAGTCAGTCCTTGTTCACTATTTGTGCTAAGGTTTTGTCCAGAGTCATTGACCTTCATATAAGTTACTTTGAATACATTTGGTGCTAGTAAGAATAATTGTGATGGAGTTGCTTCTGGAGCCATTGCTATTTTAAATGTTCTTATTATTTTTCTTATAGTTGCAGTCTCTGTATTATTTCTTGGTGTGAGTCTGAAAGTAAATGTAAATGATCTAAGTTGTGGTCCATTAAAAAGTAATTCTAAATTGTTATTAATTGCTGCTCCAGCAGTTCTTGATAATAAACCCTGCATACCAACTGCTTCTTGTGTGAAGTAGTTAATCATCATTGCTCTTAGTTCTGGACTTGCAGTTACTGCTCTATCTGCAATATCTTTTAATCCACCTGTGAATGCTGAAATACCTTGTCCTAAACTTTGTCCAGAATTTGATATTGTACTGTATGCTAATCCAGCAAACATAGCAGTTAATGGATTAATCTCACCATTCCCCCAATCAACAGACATGCTATCATTAATACCACTTTGTATTGGTAGGTAAATTGTTGATAGTGCTGAAAAATTATCGTATCTTTTACTAGCAGCCACGATTGGTGATCCAATTGCGCTACCACCCTGCAATCCAGACTTTCTATATTCTCCTATTTGAATTCTAATTCTATCCCCAGATATATTAAGTGGGTAAGATAAAATTTTATTAGAACTCATTTTTGCACTTGAAGTTCTAGTCCCCAGTTGAGTTGCGGACTTTACATCATCATTTTGATCCAATGAGGTTGTTAATGTTGCTGCAGATGCACCTCCTCCTTGTTGTTCAGGTGATCCTGCCTGACTTTGTGCTGCTTCTGCTGATCCTGCTGCAGCTCCTTGAGTAGCTACTCCTTTGTAAACTGATGTATTAGTTAATTGTGCTTTTACATCTCCACTAGCATTGTTTGAGATAGCAACTTTAGCATCCTTTGATGCATTTATTCTTAGGTTATTTTTTATTTCTGGAGTTAGTCCTTGAGCTCCTTCTCCTTCAGTAACTTTACCAGTTGCATCAATATTCATTACTGTAACTGGTTCTGCATTTCTTACTGCAGGTTTACTTATGTTTATATTTCCTGTTGTCTTGTTTACTTTATAAATGTATGTTCCACCTAAGATGGGTTTTGCACCCTGAACCAAAACGTTAGGATCCGTCGATGATACTGACCATCCAGTTTTTGCGTTTGCTACAGATTGAGCTTGTTGTTGCCCAGTAGTTGGTTTTACAGGCATAACTTAAGGTTTATTGAATATTTATGTTACTTTATCCCGAGTTCATCTTCAGTAATCACTTTAAATTCAATAAGTCTGTCTTTGCAAAATTCATCTGCTGCTTTCCACTTTGCTTGATTTACAGCGTATGTTTTAACTTCGTTTATATAAGACTTTGTAACTTTTGCTTTTTGTTTTGGTGGAATAGTTTGTCTTTTTGGTTTAACTTCTATTACATAGGTTTTTAGTTCTCCAGTTTTTTCCCTAACCTTTATAATAAAGTCTGGAAAATATCTATGAACTCTATTGTCCACTGGAGATTTGTATGGTATCCAAAATTCTTCAGATCCCCATTCTAGAACATTTTCATTTAAATCGCACCATCTACAAAATTTTCTTTCCCAACTACTTCTGCATATAATATTGTTTGGGTTTCCTTTGTACTTATTGGGATATTCTGGATAATATCTACTTTTTATGCTTTCTCCCATTTGTATTATACATAATAATATATAAATCTTATTTATTTAAATGGGCGCACCCAATCCCCAGCATTTTAAGTATTCGGATATAAAAGATTGTAACGAGTGGGGTAAACCAGTCTATAAAAAACTTTATGCGTCAAAGAAATTTGACTTTAAATGCAAATGAAGCTTTATCTTTAAGATTACTTTGCTGCGATGCTTCTCTTCCTGGATCTGGAATGGCTACTCATGAAGCAACTGGAGATTATCATGGTGTGACCGAAAAGATGGTTTATCGTAGAATTTATGATGATACTATTGATTTAACTTTCTATGTAGATTATCAATATAAAGTCATGGACTTTTTTGAGTCTTGGTTTAATTATTGCGTTGGTGAAGGATCTACCTTTTCTCAACAGGATTATAAACTTCCTAATGCTTATTACAGGATGAATTATCCTGATAGTTATAAATGTGATATATTTTTGACTAAATTTGAAAAAAGAGAAGCAATCGCACAACCTGCTGTAAAATATACATTTATTGATGCTTTTCCCAGCAATATTTCATCCATACCAATTTCTTATAGTGGATCTGAAATTTTAAAGGTAACTGTTTCCTTTTCTTATACAAGATATATTAGAGAAACTGGAATGGAAAGAGTGCCGACAGAGTTTACTGGTGATTTGAAACCAACAGAACAGGCAAAGGTTAATAAACCAGAACCTTCATCTTTAAGTTCTCCACCAGTTCGTAATGATGCTGTAGGTGTAGTTAGAACAAATGAATACTATAATAATTTTGGAGACAACAGACAAAATTCTACTAACTTTGCAGACTTCACGAATGGTAGTAATGGTGGACCATTTGGGCAGGCAGTGGGATAATAAATAGATCGTATGAATTGTATCGGAAATTATGCCTTTACCTAAAATTGTAACCCCTACTTATCATCTAACTCTTCCATCAAACGATCAAAAAGTAGCATATAGACCTTTTTTGGTTAAAGAAGAAAAACTATTAATATTAGCTTTAGAAACGGAAGATATTAAGGAAATATCAAACGGCATTAAAACTGTATTAAAGAGTTGCATTCAAACAAAAAATGTTAAGGTAGAATCATTACCCACATTTGATATTGAATACCTTTTCCTTAATATTAGAGCAAAGTCTGTTGGTGAAGATATTGAAGTTAATATTACTTCTCCAGATGATGGTGTTACTCCAGCATCTGTAATTATTAGTGTTGATGATATTAAAGTTAAAAGAAATGAAGATCATAATAAAATAATTGATCTTGGTGAAGGATTGTTCATGGAAATGAAATATCCATCATTGGATGAATTTATTAGAAATAATTTTGATTTTAACAGTGATGTTGATATGGATAAGTCATTTGAATTAATTGCTTCTTGTATTGATAAAATTTACAACGAAGAAGAAGTTTGGGCAACTTCTGATGTTACTCCAAAAGAAATCAGTGAGTTTCTAGAGGGTATGAATTCTTCTCAGTTTAAACAAATTGAAAAGTTTTTTGAAACTATGCCCAAGTTATCTCATGAAGTTGAAGTTGTAAATCCAAATACTAAAGTGAAATCTAAAGTTGTTCTTGAAGGGTTAGCGTCTTTTTTCGCTTAGGAATGGTCCATATGGACCTAGCGAATTATTTTAAGTTGAATTTTGCTTTAATACAGTTTCATAAATATTCATTAACTGAGATAGAAAATATGATTCCTTGGGAAAGGGATGTTTATGTTTCTTTATTACAACAACACCTTGAAGAAGAAAGGTTAAAACAACAGACGGGATAATATGGCTGTAGATTCAACACAGACAAATACTCAACAATCTGCAGTTAATGATGATATCGATCCTAAGATTTTAGAAATCTTAGGATTGCAAGATGTTTTTGACTTTGATCCAGATGAATATATTCTGTTGTTGAAAGAAAAAATGGCGCAAGGAAGAATGAATAATTCTTCTATGCGTACAGAAGACGTAGAAACTATAACTGAAGAGTATAAAAGAGTAAAAAAATCAAAGGGTAGTGGTAAAAAACTAAAAGTAAAAAAACAAACTATAAAATCCGACAAATTTTTAAAAAACAAATCCTTACAAGGTAATGTAGGTAATATCTCAAAAACAACAAAATTATTAGCACCATCCTCCACATCTAAAGTTAAAATTAATAAAAAGAAAGGTGATCAAATTGATAAAGAGGAATCTAATGTTGATAAATTACTTCCTGTTGTTGTAGAAATAAAAAAAATTGCAGAAAGTATATTAAAGACATTACAGGATCAATTAGATTTTAAAAAAAAGTTATCTACACTATCTTCAAAGGAAGGTGAAAAATCTAGTCGTGCAGGTAAAGAAGCTCAGCTAGAATCTAAATCTGGTAAAATTGGATCTGGTCTTGTAGAAGCGATAACAAAACCATTTTCTAGTTTATTTGATAAAATTCAGAATTTCTTATTAATGACTCTTCTTGGGTCGGTAGCTAATTGGATTTTTGGAATATTACAAAATCCCAAAAAACTTTTGCAGCCAATTCAGAATTTGATGGATGGTATTTTTGGGTTTTTCAATAATATTTTACAATGGATTGATAATAATTTAATTAATCCAATTAGAGGGTTTGTTAATTTAATAGAATCTGGGTTAAATGCTTTTATTGGATTGGTTAATCAAGTTTTAAAATTTATTCCAGGATCTCCTCAACTTAATCAGGTAGATGTTCCAAATATTCCTGATATACCAGATTTAAAAGCACCTGATATTGTTGGAAAGGATGAAAAAAATAATTCAAAACAATCTCAAACACCACCAGTACAAACTAAAAATAAAGGTGGTTTAATAGTATCCCCAACTATAACTCCAAATTTTTCAAATAATTTTTCTGTAGATCCAAATATTTCTATTAAAAAAGGTGGTGGATCTTCTAAACCAAATTCTTCTACCACCTTTTTAGATAAAAGAATTGATGATGGTAGAGGTTCTGTTACGTCAGATACTGGAATTCCTATAACTGGTCTTGGGCAAGATACTCAGTTAACTGCATTAAAACCTGGTGAATTTGTTTTAGTTCCTGGAGCAGCTAAAGCTCTAGGTATTCCATTTTTGGAAGAAATGAATAAGAAATATGGTGGAGATAATAAAGAAAGATATGCAAATGTATCTAATATAAAAATAAAAAAAATGTATGCGGGTGGACATGTAAGTTCTTCATCAACTGGAGAGGGTAGAAGTGCATCAGCAACAAAACCATCTACAGATTCAAAACCAAAGGGACTTCATCCATATTTGGATAAGTTAAGTGATGGAAAAATTAAAAAAGCACATGCTCCCTCAGGATATTGTGTTACTGGTTCTCTTAATACTATGCAAAGAAGTGGGGTTCCAAATCCAGCAGCTACTGGTCTTGATGTTGGAAATAACCCAAGAGGTGGGGCAGTTCAACTTATAAAAAAATATGGTTGGAAAAGTATTGGTGGATCTAATGTTACTCTTAAAAGTCCATATGGAAATGTAACTACTGGGATATTTACTAAGTCTGCATATGCAAAAGCTGTAAATGATGGTAAAGTACCATCAGGAGCTCTAATCTTTCAGACTAGACATTCTAGTTGGAATGGTACATCATATAATTCTCGTGGATATGATATGGCGATTGCTCAGAAAAAAGGACGGGCATTGTGGAATGGAGTACCTCTAGGTCAGTGGGTATATGGTAATACTCAGCACGTTATTGCATTAACTCCTGGAGGGAAGGCAGCAGATGGTACTGCACCACCTCCGGGAGAAGATAGTTCATCTGCAGCATCATCTTCTGCTGATTCTTCGTCATCTTCAGATTCTTCTGGTCAAACTCAGCAAGAGACTATTACTGATGCTCAATGGGAGGGTATGAAAAATTGGATGATAAGATCTGATGTTGGTCAAGATATGTCCACCCCATCATCAACTCCATCATCTACATCCACATCTACATCAAAACCTTCATCATCAACTTCTTCACCTTCGACAATATCAACACCACCTGCATCACAATCACCTGCTTTAAAACCATCAAGTATAACTCCAAAAAATCAACCATCTGTGCCTGGACCTCCTGTAAAACAGTCTTCACCAACCGTTCTTCCTTTACCTGGTATATCAGGAAAACCGGCATCAAGTGGTGCAATGTCTGGGTCTGTTGGTACTCCTCCTGTTGATTTTTCTTCGGAAAATCTAGCAGAAACAGTTCATAGAACTGCAGTTAAATCCCTATTAAATATCTTGGAGTAATACTATGTTACCTTTACTCGGAGCTGTAGGTGGTGCATTAGCTAGAGGAGCTGCTTCTGGTGCTGCTAGAGGTGCTGTTGGAAAATCTATCTCACAAACTGCAAAAAAAGAAGTAAAAGAAAAGGCAATAACTATATCAAAAGAAAAGTTATTGAATAAAGAGTCTCCAAAAGAAAATGGTGGTGGTTTAGTTAAGAGATCTTTTGGTGGATTGGTTAAAGCATCATCTGGGATTACAAAGAAATCAGTTGAAAATTTAAAATCATCCGAAAATGACTCTTCTAATCTTCTTTCTGAACTGGTAGCAATTAAGTCTATTTTAGAAAGTATAAAGAAAGTAATAGACTCTCAATCCGCATTTGATAAAAGTGAATATGATAGTAGAAGGAAATCTTTAGAGCTTTCTAAAAGAAAACAAAGTGAATCAAAATTAGAAGAAAAAAAATCCGATACTGGTGGTAAAGCACCATCAGTATCAACTCCAGGTATTCCTTTTTTTGAAAGAATAAAGAGATTTTTATTATTTACTTTTTTGGGAAGTCTTGCTAATTTTGCTTTTACTCACCTACCAAAAATTATTGATATCATCACTTCTATTGCAAAAGGTATTGATAGTACTTGGGAAGTTATTAAGTTTGCAATAATATCAATATCAACAAATTTTCCAAAACAAATAAGATTTCTTGCTAGATTAACTAGAAAACTTTTTGGTGGACTAAACAAGCTGGTAAAGAAGTAGTTAAGCAGACGGGCAAAGAAGTTGCAAAGAAATCTGTTTCTTCTGGTTCTGGAAAACTTCTTACTAGATTAAGAGCCTTTAGTAAAGTTTTTAAAAGAGTTCCTGTTGTTGGTGCTCTTATTGGAATTGGTATTGATTTAGCAATGGGCGAGTCTTTAGATAGAGCAGTTGTTGGCGCTATTGGTGCTACTATTGGTTCTGCTATAGGAGGTGCTATAGGAACTGGTGTTATTCCAATTCCTATAGTTGGTACTGCTGTCGGTGGTGTTGTTGGTGGTGCTATTGGTGATTGGTTGGCTAAGAAATTGTATGGTGATCTAACTGGAAGAGTTGCTGCAGCTGAAAAAGAAACAGAAAAGCAAGTTTCAAAAAAAGCAGCAGGTGGTGGATTTTTTGGATTTCTTAAGCAAGGTGTTAAATCTGTTGGATCTGCCGTTGGGAGTGCTTTTACTAGACAAACTACAGTAGCAAAAAGATATTTTAAATCTGATTCGGGTGGGTCTAAATTCTTTAGTAAGGGATCTCAAATAAAAGTTCCAAAAGAAGAAGACATTCAAGTATTTGATGAAGATTCTCGTAAATATGTTTTGGGGATAATGAATATCTTTAATAATGGATCGTTTATTGGAGATCTATTAAAACTTGGAAGTTATATGACTCTTGGTAAGGTTGTAAAAACTTCCGATGCAACTTCTGTAGCTGATACAATGGTTAATGAATTTTATAATTCTCCATTTTTAGCTTCATTGAATGATGAAAATGAGAAAAAATTTAGTTCTACTTTTACAGATGCTCTTAGAAAATGGTCTAGAAATAATTTTGAAAATGCTATTTCAAATTTTCAAAATTCTATAAATCCTTTGGTTATCCAGAGGAAAAAAGATATTCAAACCAATACCCCTCCTGGTGGTGGAGGTGGTGGAGATGGTGGTGGAGGAACTGAAGAAGAAGATGCTACTGCAGGAGATGGTGGTGCCTCCGCAGGTGGACAAGCTGGTGGTGCTGTAGAAGCTTCATCAATATATGCAAGTATGGGATTCTCCAAACAAGATTGGGATTTATTTAGAAACACAGTTGCAAAAATAGAATCTGGAGGAAAATATGATATTGCAGGTGGATCAGGTCGTCATTATGATGGTAGATATCAACTTGGTGCAGCTGCAAAAACTGATGGCTCAAGATTTGCTGGTGTCCCAGATCCTGGACATGGTGCCGCTGCTAGAAATGCATTTAGAAAAAATCCACAGTTACAAGAAACTATATTTGCTGGATATACGAAGGCTAATCACACTTATTTGATGAGAAATAATAAGTATAAAAGTGCAAGTACAAAAAGAAAACTTCAAATTCTTGGTTATGCTCATAATCAGGGTATGGGTGGTGCTGAAAAATGGTTAAATACTGGAAAAGTTGGTGCTGATGGTTTTGGAACTAAAGGAACAAAATATACTGATGCAATTGCCGCAGAATTTAGGAAAAGGGGTATGGGTGGTGGTGAAAAATCTACATTGTCCAATTCCTCAAAACCATCATCCACCAATTCTCTAAAACCTACATCACCCAACACGAACAATTTAACTCCCATGCAACAGTGGGCAAATGCAAATCCAAAACTTGCCGCAGTAAAGGCAGAGAGAGATCGTACACGAGGTACAAGTGCTACAACTAATCCTCTTATGATTGGTTTAAAAGATAAGTTACCTGCACCAAAAATGCTTTCTCCATCGATAACACCAGTTGCTTTCTCAAAGTCAACTCCTGATTTATCATCAAAAACAATTCAGTTAAGAACTCAGGCAACATATGAAGTAAATTCTTCTCCAATTGTTTTCATGCAAATGCCTCAACCACAAACACCACCTTTGGGTGGAACAAAAGCAAGACCAAATGATGGTAAAACTGGTAGTTACTTAGATGCTGTTGGTATAGATATAGAGAAGGCAGTATACATGTTCAGTTTGTACTAATAATCAATGTCTAACACTTTAAATCCGCCACCACAGGTTTCTCCAGCAAATAATAGATCTCAAGGAAATATAATATCCATAAAGGTTTTTCCTGCAAATGGTGGTGCTGGTGTTGAAATAAAAAATCTAGTACCAGAATTTTCATATTATGAAAATATATTATCCAATACACTTACTGCTAGAATGGTTGTAACTGATAGTGGTGGATTGGATCCTGATAACAAGCAAGATATGCCTGGTATTTTGGATGGAATTCCAATTAGAGGTGGTGAAGCTGTGGAAGTTATCATCACAGATTCTTTCCAAACTAAATTGACTTTTACTGGTCCAAAATCTTTATATGTTAACCGAGTTTCTGCTGGTCAACCTGGAACTCAAAAAGATGTTTTGATCATTGATCTATGCACAAGAGATTATTTTGCTAATGAACAAGTCAGGATTAAGAAATGTTTTCAAGGAAAAATATCAGATAGTGTTTATGAAATAATAAAGGACGCTAAGACTGGATTGGGAAGTCCAAAACCAATCGAAATTGACGAGACTGTTGAACCATATCGTTTCATTGGAAATTTGTGGAAACCATTTAAAGTTTGCACTTGGTTAGCATCTAGATCAAATCCTTCCAATAAACCTCCTGGACATGCTGCTGGTTATTTCTTCTATGAGGATTATGATGGATTTAAATTTAAATCTATTGATGCATTAGTTTCTCGTGAACCATCTTTGAAATGTCAATACACTAATCTACCTCAAAAAAAAGAAGGATATGAACCTATACAAGTTTACAGTATTAATAGAAATATTGATGTTCATCAAAATTTAGTTCTTGGAACTTATAACAATAAATCTATATTTTGGAACTCATTTGACTGCCAATATATTAGAGTTGATTATGATATTAAACAGCAAAAACCAAACTTAGATACTGCTGGTAAGAATTTTGTAGGTGATTTTGTTAATGAAAAGTTTACTGAAATTCCTACTAGACTTATGACTAGAATTCTTGATAATGGATATCAACCACTTGGTAATAGTGCAGAGGAGCAGCTTCAGCAATGGAAATCCAAACCAAAAAAACCAATGTATGAAGCACCAAATTTAATGGCTCAAACTCTTATGAGATATAATCAATTATATTCCATAAAAACTCATATAACTATTAGAGGGAATATGAAATTGAGAGCTGGGCATACTATTTTATGCGAATTTCCTGATTTAAAGGATGCTCGATCTAGAAAACCAAATGCAACAACAACGGGTAAATATATAATAGCAAGTCTGTGTCACCGAATAACTAGATCTGAAACATTAACTAGTTTAACTCTTGTGAGAGATTCATTTACAAAATAACAATTATGGAAAACATCGATCAGCACATCAAAAAAGATAAAGAGATTTTAAGTGATCCAACTGTTTCACCCCAAATGCGTCGTCATATTGAAGGTGAACTCAGTGACTTAGAACAATATAAAGATCGTCATCCAGATGATACTCATGATCCAACTGCTCTAGAATTGTACTGTGATTCTAATCCAGAAGCTTTAGAATGTAGAGTTTACGAAGATTGATATATGATAGACCACGAATTAGTTAAAAAGTATTTTGTAGGTAGAGATGGATTTGTATGGTGGATCGGTCAGATTGCACCTGAAAACAAGTGGTCGCCAAATATACCTGGAAGAAGAGTTCCAACTACTGGTGATATCAAGGGATTTAATGATAGATATAAAGTTAGAATTTTAGGATATCATGATGTAGAAGCAACTACACCATTGGATGATTTAGATCTACCATGGGCACAAGTTATGTTGCCTGTTACTGCAGGTGGTGGAACTGGTGGTGCTAGTCAATCAGTTAGTTTGCATCAGGGAACATTTGTTTATGGATTTTTTCTTGATGGTGAAGATGCTCAACAACCAGTTATTATGGGAATACTTGGGTATAATCAATATACTCAAGTTCCAAAGAGTGCTCCATCAGCAAGATTATTACCTTTTGATGGAAAATATGGAGTTGGTAGCGATGATAAAGTACCAACTCAAAATATAAGAGAAACTCCACAACCAGCAAAGGAATCTGGTGGAACAGCAGCAGTTGTACCTTCTCCCAAGGTTGATGCTCCCAAACCATCAACAGAGGGTCTTATTATAACTTGTGCTCAGAGTGAATCGTTAAGAGATATTTGTAGTAAAGGTCAAAAAGAAGATGGTGAAAAATCATCTGCAATTCCCAAAACTCAACGGTGTGATAAGCAGTCTGGAATGGCTGGTATTTCTGTTGAAGTTCTGAATACCTTACAAAGTATTCAACAAATATCTGCAAAAGCAACCGGATGGGCAGCGGCAGTAAATGGAAAAATTGATACAATTCAACAAGAAATTGATTCTAAAGTTGAAATGTTGACTAAAAAGGTCAGTGAATTTGTAAAATGGATAATTAATGAAATTCGCTCATATACTATAGAAAAAATTCAAAATACAGCTAAGGATTTATACTATCTTGTATTTCCAAATAAAAGACCAAAAATTTTAGAAGCTCAAAAGAAAGGCATGGATTTGATATCATGCCTTATTGATAAAATTATTGGTGGATTAATTGGTTTGGTTGGAAGTGCAATTAAGGGATTAGTTAATAAATTTTTAAACGTTACATCTTGCCTTGTCGAGAATTTTTTAGGATCTTTATTTGGAAATATTCTTGGTGGTCTTCTCGGTGGAATTAAAGGAATTCTTGGTTCTATACAAGGAGTTCTTGGAGCGATTGGTTCTGTTGGTAACATAGTAAATTCTGTTGTTGGACTTATTAAGAATTTACTGGCGTTTGGTGCAGCATTTACATGTCAGGAAGATCACTCTTGTCCCGAAGTTGAAGAGTGGAGTATTTGGAAAGGTGTTGAAAGTGCATCATCTATTTTGGGTGGAATTGGCGCCGTAAATGGTTTTATTTCTCAGGCCAAACAAATAGGTGATAATGCTTTATCAATTGCAAACGATATATCAAGCAGCGTTAAAGGTGGAGCAGATGCTGTAAATAGTGCCGTTAATTTTGTTAAGGGGGCTGGTGGAGCAGTCTCTGCTGCTGTTCAAGGTTCTTTTAACTCTGGTGCTTGCGATGCTGGTCCTAAAAAATGTGGTCCACCTTCAGTTAATATTGTTGGTGGGGGTGGATTTGGTGCAGTAGCAAATGCTGTTATTGGTGCTGCAGGTGAAGTATTAGCAATTGATGTTGTTGATCAGGGATTTGGATTTACTTCTGAACCATCAGTTTTCTTAAAGGATCCTTGTGGGAAAGGTAAGGGTTCAAAGTTAAAAGTTAAAATGAAGAAAAAGTCCAGAAATGATAATGTGGGGATTGTTACTTCTGGTGGTGATGATAGACCAAAAGATAATAGTAATTTAAAAGCAACTGATTCACCACCACCTGGATCTGGAAATGGTGCCGATACTCCAACGGGTCGTAGCAGTACACGTACTGGAACTGGTACTACAACGGGAACAAAATTCTCTGCAGGATCAGTTCCTAGAGTTACAATAAGTGCTAGTCCTTTTCCTGTGTCGGTTGCTGGAACTGATGTCTCTATAAGATGGAAAGCTGAAAATGCAACTGGTATAGTTACGTCATCTTTCCCAACCAATGGACTACTTGAAGGAACTTTTAAGGTTGAAAATTTTGTAAAATCTAAAACTTTTACCGTTACTGCTAGTAATCAAAATGGTCAATCTACCGCATCTTTATTTGTGTCTGTAGGTGGAGATCCTGGTGGTGGAGATCTTGTTATTGATAACATAATTGTTATTGATCCCGGAACTGATTATTTGCAAGAGCCTGATGGTACTTTAGGTGCTTTTGATACAGAATGGGCAGATCCTATCAATAGGGGTGATACAATAGTAAAAGATCCTGATGGAAATTATTTACCACCTATTCCACCAGGTGAATTTGTGAGATTACCAAAGGGTTCCAAAATAATCCCATGCAATTCTTGCTCTGGATTTACCACTGCAGTTGGTGATGTTGAGGGTAGATTGTTGGAATTATATCCAAAGGGTATAGAAAGTCTTGTTAAAGAAGATGTGATTATTACAACTCCACAACCTGCAGGAAAAAATGAGACCAATGAGTTTAATTCACCTTCAACAACTGATGGTAAATATGGAGTTGTTCTTTACTTATGTGGTATGGAAGTTATTGATGCTGGAATAAATTATACGGATATTGAAGATACTATTGAACTTTCCCCGAAAAATGGAACACAATTGGAATTGGTAACTGGACCATTTGGACAAATAACGAAGGTCAATATTAAAAATGAGGGATCTGGATTCCAACAATATCCTGAGGTTATAATAAATAGTGAGACTGGATTTAATGCGCGAATAGTTCCAATTTTCTGTATCAAGAGAATTGGTGAGGGAGATCCATTTGATCTTGCTCTCGAACAGGTTAATAAAGGTACACCAGTTATTAATGTCGTCGATTGTACATCTAGAGTCAGTTACAAACCAGATACTAATTATTCAGAGTTTAAACAGCAACCAAATCTTCCAAATCTTCCAAACTACTCATAATTATGGCTAAAAAAGTTAATTTTCATACTATAAGATATGGAAATAAAGATGGAGAAATAAAATTCGGACATATTCATAATGATGAAGTCATGTCCGCATGTATGATTAGATCTGGATTAGATGGTGAAAGAAATTATCTATCATTTGATAAAGATGGTAGTAGACAAGGGTGGTTTATAAATAGATGCTCTGCTACACATAATATAAAGTGTGGAGACTTAACTCCATACAACCATCCTGCATTTTACTTAGAAGCCGTAAATGGTGATATCGTTCTTCAAGCAAAGAATGGTAGAATTAGAATGATAGCTGAGAATATTGATATTCAAGCTAAAGGATCTGATAATAAAAATGGAGTGGTTACTGTTGACGGAAATGAAGCAATTAGATTAAAGACTAAAAATCTTCTTACTGAATCTTCGGCAATTTCAAAAATAGTTTCTTCTGGAATTGTTGAAGTTGTAGGTGAGGGAATTTTAAACTTATATGGTGGTCTTATGGATTGTGCCGATGGCGCTACAAAAATTAATAATTCAAAGTATGGATCATCATTTGAAAAACAACAAGGTGGGTTACCACCATTTATTTAATAATTAAAGGATATGAAAGTACCAGATTTAGAAGTAGGAAAAAGATTATTCGTTGGTGAAGGAGATCCTCTTGTTCTTGGACTTGGACCGACTGAAATAAGAGGATCTGCCTATGTTGAAGGTCCCCAGGTTATTGGTAATCCGACAGTTTGGCCTCCATTACTACCAGCTGCAACTCTAATGGTAGGCCCAACTGTTAATTCAGAATCTCCAAAACCAATTATTTTGGGAGTAGTTCCTTGTTGTACTCCTGTAAATAATTCACCATATTCTTTAGCAGTTCAAGGTGATGCTGCAATTTTTGATAATCTTGATGTTAATGTTAATATTAGTAATGGTGGAAATATAAATGCTGTTGGTAATATTACTGCATTAGGTGAGGTAATTTCTAGGTGTGGTGCTCATATTTTATCTGCAAAGAAAAATTTTGATATACCACACCCAACAAGAGATGGGTGGAGATTGCGGCATACTTGCCCAGAATCTCCATACAATGATGTTTATATTAGAGGTAGAATCACTAATAAAACTAAAATTAATCTTCCAATTTATTGGAAAGATTTTGTTGATATTGAATCAATTAGTGTTCAATTACAACCAATAGGTTCTCATCAGGATGTGATTATTAAGAGAATTGATGATGAATTTGTGTATCTTCAGTCTAAAGGTGGTATGCCTATTGATTGTTATTATCACATTTATGCTGAAAGAAAAGATGGTGAAAAACTAATACCAGAATATAAAGGCAGCAGTCCAGCAGATTATCCAGGAAATAATAACGAATATTCTATTTCTGGATATCACTATGATACTAAAACGGAGGATAGG